GTAGTAGATGTCGCAGAGACACTACAAGAACGAGGTATTGAGGTAGGTAAGTTCATCCCTGTCGTGGAGATACCACTGCCACCTAAGCCTGTAGATATTGCAGAGAACAAAGAGTCTCGCAAGGACTATCGGAGAAGAGCTGCTGAGGTATGCAACACCAACGCACAAGCGTTCATGAAGTCATGTCGTACAAGGATGACAATGAACGCAGTGGAGATCTTCTCTAAGTATGAGAAGTTCTATATTCCATGGTCGTTTGATTATCGTGGACGTGCTTACCCTATCCCTGCATTCTTGACACCTCAAGATACAGACTTCGGTAAGTCACTACTTAAGTTTCATGAGCAGTCGTTCATGACACCCGAAGCTGAAGCATGGCTAGCCTTTCAGGTCGCAACCACCTATGGTCTGGACAAGGCAACCATGCAAGAAAGACAGCAATGGGTAAAAGACAACAAACCTCTTATTGCTCGTGTCGCAAAGGATCCTATCAGGAACTTGAGTGACTGGGATGAGGTTGATGAGCCATGGCAATTCATGGCAGCGTGTGAAGAATACTACGCATGTGTAATGACGTGCAGTAGACAGCACACATCCCTGCCTGTAGCTCAGACGCTACATGTAGTGGTCTTCAGATACTGGCTGGACTTGCCAAGGACGCATCTACTGCTAAGCTGGTCAATGTCCTACCATCTGACAAACCACAAGATGCCTACAATGTAGTCGCAGAGCAAGCTACTCCACATGTACCGGACAGTATCAAGCCGTACATGGACAGAAAAACTGTCAAAAGGGTAGTGATGACCGTACCTTACAATGCTAAGCCCTATTCTAACCGAGGTTACATACGTGAAGCCTTGAAGGAGAAGGGTGTCGAAGTTGACAAAGACGACTTGACCGCTACTGTCAAGGCGGTACGTGATGCCATGGATGTTATTGTTCCTGGTCCCATGTCCGTCATGTCATGGATTGAGTCAGAGGTCAGCAATGCCATTGACCGTGGTCTCACAGAGATCACATGGACAACACCATCTGGTTTCTCAGTCACCCAACGGTTGATGAAGCCTGATGTCAAGGACATCGAGCTGCAACTGCTAGGGCGGTGTAAGGTAAAGGTGTCTACAGGTGACACGGACAAGGTTGATAAAGCTCACCACAAAAACGCAACAGCTCCCAACCTTATCCATTCACTCGATGCAAGCCTCCTGCACCTATCTGCACTACGCTTCGACGCACCGATTTCCCTCATACACGACTCGGTTCTATGTCGTGCTACTGACATGTCTATTCTTTCAGACATTGTTCGTGAAACATACATGCACCTATTTGCGGAGCATGACTACCTAACTACCTTTGCCCGAATGATTGGGGCAGAGACAGACCCACCGATGATTAACGACTTAGAACCTTCATCGGTAATTGAATCTACATACTTTTTTTGTTAATGGCACGTACCATTTTTAAGACTGAAGAGCCTGTTATTCTTGAAGGATACCAAGCTGTACTGAAACCAAGCAAGTTTGGCTTTAGCCTTTCTGCAATCATTGATCAAGATATCGCAGATCAACTTGATAGTGATCGACCTGATAGCCTCAAGTGGGCTGAGTCGAAACTAAAGAACCCGAAGCGTTCTGTTCTCAAGCCTGAGCCTTGGGAAGAGGTGTCTGAAGGTAAGTACAAAGTTAAGTTCTCTTGGAATGATTCCACTAAACCTGGCATCGTTGATACTGAGGGAACAGCAATCACTGATGAATCAATTCCTTTGTATAGCGGTAGTAAGGTAAAGCTTGCCTTCTACCAAAAGCCGTACGTTCTCAAGGACGGTGTCACATATGGCACAAGCCTGAAGCTTGTTGGCGTACAGATTGTGTCCCTTGCATCTGCTGCCGGTGTTGATGTCGGCGACATGGATGACACGGACGTAGCCGCACTGTTCGGCACAACCAAGGGCTACAAGGCAAGCGAGCCGAATGTCCAGAACGAAGCAGGCGAGCCTGAAGAGGATTTCTGACTGTTCGACGACTTATACGACGTTTACATTACCCCTGATTCACCCCTAAATGATCGATTTCCAAGTATTCAAAAACGAAGACCTTGGTCTTTATGAAGGTCGTCTGACAGTGTCTGTCCCTGAGATCACAGTGACGCGATTCAAAGCTGATCGGAACGACTTCAAATATGAGATGCGTCGAGCTGTCTCAGAGATCGTCGAAGAAATCATTGAGAAGAACATCGACGACTAAATGGCTTTCCGATCCGGTCTCGAAGAGAGGGTTGCTGACCTTCTCGTCGAGCTGGGTGTCAAATATGAATATGAAAGTACAAAGGTTCCCTATGTAATCCAACACACATACACCCCAGACTTCATTCTTCCGAATGGGATCTGGCTTGAGTGTAAGGGTTACTGGGACAGTGCGGATCGTAAGAAGGTCAAGTCAGTGGTTGAACAGAACCCTGACATCGATCTTCGGATGATCTTTCAGGCACCCTATAACACTATTTCTAAAAAATCGAAGACTACCTATGCCAAGTGGTGTGAACGCCACGGCATCAAATGGGCGTCCTTCGCGACTATCCCTATCGAGTGGCTCATATGAGCGACACAGAATTTGTAAGGCACATGCCTTGCTCCCAGTGCGGGTCATCAGATGCGAACAGTTTGTACTCTGATGGCTCCACTTTTTGTTTTAGATGCCATGCCTATTCGCATGGCGACAATGACGTTATTCACACTCATCGCGTGTCAAATGTACGATTACAAGGATCAGCCGGACGGTTGCAATCCAGAGGAATCTCTGAAAAGACAGCCGAATTGTTCAAAACCTACAAAGATGGAAAGGTCCTACGCCACTATTATTACGACAGCTCTGGAACGCTTGTCGGAGCAAAAGTAAGGACAACAGACAAGCAGTTCAAATGTGAAGGAGAGGTCAAGACCCTGTATGGGATGAACCTCTTCAAACATAAGACGACTTCAAAG